TATCCCAATGAACAGATTGAATCACATTCTGATTATGTGATGTTTCAGTTCTATCAGTATAATGGTCCTTTCTCAGGCAATACTGGTGGTGGTTATGAAAGTATTGATGGAACAACTCTTAATAAAGATTTTTTTGCTTACAACGAATCTAACAAAGATTTTGCTGTGTATCCCGAGTCATCAAATGTAATTCTCTACATGCCAGAGGATATTCAGACACAATATGGTGCTAGTTGGGGTGGAAAAGACTTCAGTAACATCGGTGCTGAAGCATTGAAAGCTTCTGGTGGTGCTCTAGCAGGAGATATTGGTCAAACATTTAATGCTGTTGGAAAACTAATTCAAAATGCTGCTGGTGCTCTTCCAACAATGGGAGCACAAGTTGTTGCTGATGCTATCAATGCTAGTGGTGCTGGCAGTGTAGATACAAATGATGTGCTTGGTGGATCTCTTGGAGTTATTTTAAATCCAAACACAGAATTAATGTTCAGTGGATTTAAAATGAGAGAATTTAATATGAGATTTAAACTGGTTCCAAGAAATAAAAAAGAAGCGGGAGACATTAGAAAAATCATTGCTCAATTTAAAAAAGTTATGCTACCAACATTGGGCGCACGTCCAGGAGGTTCTCTTGATTGGGTAGGAGCAGCGGCAAATAAACCAGCACCTAAACCAGCAAATGCTAATAGTAAGGATCTGTTGAACGTAGACCAAGCAAAACTTACTGGTTCAAATGCCAATTACATTGGTGTCCCTGGTTTATGTCAAGTTAAATTTATGAAAGGATCTCAGTTACATCCGTTTATTCCTCAGTATAAAATCTGTGCTATCACTGGTGTGGATATAAACTACACTCCCGATGGTGTGTATGCTACATACTACGACAGAGAAGATGGTACAAACGGAGCACCAGTTGCTGTGGAAATGAATCTATCATTCGCTGAAACAAAACTCGTTTACTCTCAAGATATCGTTAGCGACGGAGCAACATACTGATGTACTTTAATTTTTTACCATCTATTAAATACGATGTTAAACCTATCAGTTATCCGTTCTCGGAATCTGATTATGTTGTAGCAAAAAATTTCTTCAAAAGATATAATCTTTCTCAAACAGCGTTTAGCTCGGCATTATTCTATAAGAAATATGCTATCGGTGATGACATTCGATTAGATCAAATTGCTGAAGCTGCTTATGGCAATCCCAGGTATGATTGGGTGGTAGCACTAGTAAACAATATGATGAACCCACTATATGATCTACCAATGACTGAAAATGATTTGAGAAATCACATCGAATCTAGTTATGAAAATCCTTACTATGATATCCATCACTATGAGATCATCAGTGACGCTGAACAAAAAGAAAAGTATGGCAAGGTCCTAATCCCTGGTGGTACATGGGTCGATGAAACATTCTACAATAGTGAAATCAAATTGGAGAATGATACGTTCCCTAACCTAACACCAGACACAGAAACCGTTCGTATCTACAAGAAGTATGTATTTGATGCTAGGTTCCCTGACGAATTTATTGATGAGAGTTTAAATGTACGTCTTGCTGATAGTGGTTTAAACTTTGCTACCCAACTAGGAGAGAATGGATTTAGATCTTCAACCCAAGTAATCTTTGATAGTGGAGCACCAAATTCACAGCAATATATAATTTTAAATCCTATTGACACTTCCAACTACGACACGATTGAAGTTTATTATGGTAAAGAAAATTCACCTGCTCCTGGTGAATACCTTTACTTCGGTTACGTAGATTCAAATGACAATCTAATTTCTCACGAAGAAATTATTTCTTGGATCGATGCTGATGGTGTGTATACAACACAGTTTACAATCCCACCAGAAGCACAAGGACCTGACATTAGGTTGGGATTCCTAGTAACTAGAGACGGCACCCCAACACCAGATCTATTTGCTATTGCTAGTTTCGATTTGATTGGTTCATATGTAAAAACTATTCCATTGGGATTTGAATACAACCAAATCACTGAAGACAACTACATTATCGATGGAGTTGAGTGGGTGAGAGTAGAAGGTTCGTGGTACAGAAAAGTACAAACAGGTTACAAGTACTGGGATGGATCTACTGTTAAAGAGATCCCAGCAGACGAGTTGTCTCGTCCTGTCACTGAGTTTGAATATGAAAGCACAGAGAATGAAAAGAAACGAGAGATCTATCTATTAAAACCAAAGTATCTCCAAGCATTAGTAGATGACTTTAGAAAGGCATCACTATATAAGAAATCATCTGACTTTGTATCTAATAAGTTAAAGTCTACTGGAGTCTGATCGACTTTTTTGACAAAAAAATTGGCGGGAAATTTTTTTCCCCGCCAATGAAATCGTTAATCAAATTTTGAAATGATACGCTTACACTGCTTCAAGTTTTTCTTACAGAAGTTATGAACGTAACTGTCAGCATCAACACTCATAGTATAGTGGGCGTGGGTGTGAAGTCCCTGAATTATAATCAGGAACCCCACGACCAACAAGTTGAACTGAGTAACTGGATGAAGTAATACCTTCAGGTATTTCATCAGTCGTCGTTAGCCAGAGCAGCGAAGTAAGACAGAGCATCGTCATCATCAGACGTGCTAGCACTCATCTTCTCACGGAAAGAAGAGGTCTCAATGGTGCTGGTAGGAATAGGATCAAACTCTTCCTCTTGCTGGACTGCTGCCACTCGGGGAGCAACGTTCAACACAGCATTCAGACGGGTGTCCAGCTCTTCGTAACCTTTGAACTGACTGTCAGAAGTATACTCCTCCAGAGAGTATGCTTGCTTCCAGGTTGCTTCGAGTTCATCGTCGTCAGCAGACAGAGCAGCGACACGATCGAACTCACTGGAGTCATAGTTCCAGTAACCAGCAACGGTCTTGATCTTCAGTTTGAAGTTAGCACCTTCCCAGAGATCGAAGGGGTTGACGGGAGTCTCGTCTTGGAACTCAGGTTGCATTGCTGCCATGATCTTGTCAAAGATCTTCTTACCGTAGCGATACAGGAAGACCTTACCTTCGTTCTCGGGGTTCTTGGGATCTTTAACCACGTAGATGTTGCTGTAGTAAGACAGTTTACGTTTCTGCTTACGAGCAATCTCTTTGTCAGACTCCACACCACTGTTCCACAGACCATTGTTGTGGACACAGACGGGACACTTGTCACCCTTGGTGGTCAGGCAGTTCTCGATGAACCAACCACCAGGACCTTGGAAAGCGTGGGAGTAGACCTTTGCCCAGGGCACCGTCTCCCCTTCAGGAGCGGGCAAGAAGCGGATGACGGCATAACCGTTACCGCTAGCGTCAAGTTCGGGCTTCCAGAGTCGTTCGTCGGCACCACTCTTCTCGGTGCTGGACTTCTCCAGTTCCTTCTGAAGGAATTGGAAGTTGTTCTGGGACTTGCGCTTTAGATCTGCAAATGACATTCGGATTACCTCGGATTGTTTCGGATTGTGGTTGTGTGATCCCTACCACTCATACATAATACACTGGCACAGGGTCGGGAGTCAATCCCCTGTGCCACTTTCTAATTTGTCCTTCATCATGGCGACCTTGGACAGGAGATCATCAAAGATCTGTCCAATGGACATATTAGGATCGCCGCCCAACATGATAGCAGCCATCTTCATGCTCTCTACCATTTCTTTTGCTTCTGGATCATCACTAAGACTCAACCTAGCATTAAAGATCTTTTGTTTTTCAATGAGTTCTTCTAGAACATTAAAGTATTCTAGTTTTTTCTCTGGAGAAAGTACGGGGAAAGCATGTGCTGATCGAAAGCAATACTGCTGGAGTTCCATCATCTCTTGGAGATCTCCACGTACCATTTCTGATTGAAAAAAGTTACTCATAGTAGCATCAACTTAGCTCGACTGGTTCTCTTCATAAAGTTTAACTTCTGGGCATCATACTTAAGTTTTTCCTTAAGTGGTTTGCTAATTAATTTAGGGACCGATTCAATTTCGATCTCATTTTTTTCACAGTAAAATACGATAGCATCAATGTAATTCATTTCGTTTTCAAATGCTACCTTCTCCACTTCCTGCGAAAACTTCGCAGTTGTCATAAATTTATCCTCCAGATTTTCTGCCATGTTTATCTTCGTATTCTTGGATGTACTCTTGTAACAAAATAAGATATTCTTTTTTCGGTGGGACAACACTTACTTGTGGTTCTCCCTCTTCCGTTGCTACAATAGTCACCAATTGCTGTACGGTAATGCCATACAACTCCTGAAGCATACAAGCGTAGCCACATTCCTGAACATAATAGTCCAGTAAATATTTTTCAGGTTTTTGTTTCGCTGATGTCTTAAAGTCAATGATGGATAGAACACCATCGAATTCTGCTATACAATCAACACGACCAGCGATTTTGAGCACGTCTGAATAGAGTGCTGCTTCCTGTAGGTATATATTATTTATACGGTCCAGGATTTTTTGAGATGTATTGAACATAAACCATGGCAATGGCATGTCCTGGTACTTCTTTTTATCTAGTTCATTGTTAAGATAATCTTCTACCAGTTTGTGGTAGCGGGTGCCTCTTGTCGCTGAACGAGTTGAGACACCCTGAGCTTTCTCTTTACCCACACGTGCTCTCCACTTAGCAAGTGATGCTTGCTTCTTGGAGTTGTTACTGATCACCGTGGTGAGAGAAGGATACTTATTACCTTCAGGGGTAACATAATATCTTTTCCCATCAATCTCAACAGTGTTCATCTCAATGGGATTATCAATCACCAAATGATCAAATGTTTTCATTAGAAACCTAGGTTAAGTTTAGCAATGAGATAGTTCTTGACAAGACCAGAACGAACGATGTCTTCGATACCAAACTCAATCATCTGGAAATCTTCTTCCATACTTTGAATGATCTTCATGAAGTCAATGATACCTGTACGCTCATTAGATTTTTGAAGATCGGATTGTCTAGCATCACCACAGAAAATGATCTTAGTATCTTGACCACAACGGGTGATGATACTATCAAGTTCGTGGAAGTTCAGGTTCTGACATTCATCAATGATAACAATGGAGTTATCCAGTGTAGTACCACGGAGGAATGAGGTAGACCAGAACGATACGGTCTCTTGTGCTTTGAGATTCTCATAGAGCATCTCGAACGAGTTGTCATCAGGCATCTCGAACATATATTTTACCATATTCTTATAAGGAATTTGGTATAGAGATGCTTTGTCTTCGTGAGTGCCAGGAAGGAATCCAATCTCCCTCGTAGCAACTAGTGAACGCACAAGATAAACTTTCTCATAAGGTGTGTTCTCACTGAGAACATCACGTAGTGCTAGATACAGAGCAACAAATGTCTTACCTGTACCAGCACAACCGTAAGCAAATAGATTCTTACCTGCTTCATAAGCATCAAACATTACTGTTTGATTGTCAGTCAAAGGTTCGATATTAAGAAGATACTCTTCATTAATAGGCTTCTTCCTTCTCATCTGCTTAGCAGACATCTTTGCTCCAGGAGCTTTGTTTCTTCCTCTAGGCATAAGTTACCACTCTACTTTTGAACCAGGCATGTTTGCCATTTTTTTCATGTGCTCTCCCCAACCTGGGTGAGTTTTATTCATTTTGTTACGCCAATCTCCGACTTCTCCGACACCAGCACAACCCTGTGACCAGTCCTTATCCCAGTCAGGATTAGCATCCTTCCAGTCACAGTATTCTTTCATAGTCATGGAGAGTTCTTTGGTCTCTCCAGTTTTCAAGTTCTTAACAGGATACGTAGGCATTACCACTCCAGTGCTTCAGCACAAATAGGGAACTGTTCTTTAAAGATCTCACGACATGCCTCAGCAATGATCATGTGTTCTTTCTGAGTACCATGGGCACTCCGTAGATCTATATAGTGCATCCAAGAACGAACAGAGCCTGACATATAGATCTTAGTTGGTGTTGCTAAAGGAAGCACCATGCGGGCACACTCTTTAGCAATACCAAGGTCAAGCATTTGCTTGTAGATATCCATGGCACTTTGGAAGTGTCGCTGAACAGTAATCTCAAGTTCCTGCTTGGTGAAAGCATCAACATCATCAATACTATTCTGACGATTCTTTGTATCTTGACGACGAAGATCAAACAAAGGGATCTCATCTGCTAACAAAGAACTGTCAGCATACCGCTGGGAAAATTCTTGAAATGTGAACGAACGGTGGCGCAGGATCTGGGCAGCGATTGCTCTGGTGGTAGAGATCTCCAGGGTCATAAACGCTTGCTCAAACACAGACCAGTGGTTGTGCTTGATACAGTAACTAAGGAGTCCCGCTACCTTCGGGTTCTCCTGGTTGTTCGGGTTCGACACTCTCGCTACGTACCCCATCGTCTTCTCCGCTTCGGGAGTCACTGATATCAGGCGAACTGGTGACTGGTCCATCGATGTATCCAAATCCATAAAGTGAACGTTCTCTAGCATGTACTAATTTACGAAGTTGTTTTGCTTGATACAACTCCTTCTTGATTCTAGCATACTCTTCGCTGTCATACAAGTGTCCTTTATCAACTGCCTGTTGTAGCCACTTAATATATTGCTTGAGTGATTGTGGTTGGTTAGTCTGGGTAGCCATCGTCATCTCCTTCATCATAGTTAAATCCAAACCTTTCTTCTCTAGGTTTGTAAGCATCGGTATCCGAATAAACTTCGGACTTCAAACTGTCAACCAATAACTCCAGGTTCTTAACGATAAGTTTTAGTTTTTGTCTGTCCATATATGTGTACAGTTTTACCAATTATACACAAAAAAAGGAGGGGCGTCAACCCCTCCAACATATTATTGGAACAGCATATGTAGAGAAGGACGGTTACGATATTCAAAAGCAACTTTGTCCCAATCTCTACCAACTTTAGTACCTCGTTTGTCATCCATATACTTGTCAATCCAGTACAAGATAAAAGATACAGTACGATTCATGTTATCCCATCGAGTATCAGTACAAACTGTAGGATCTTTAAAGAAGGCAGCATTCATCCACTCATAAACAATATGAGAAACACCATCTCGATCCTCTTCCATGAGGTTACACTTCTGACCAGCAATAAGTTTCCAAGCGTTGATAAGTTTCTGGTTGGTACATCCATAGTGCCTCAGACTCATCAAAGCAGCACAAATAAATGGTTGGTTCCATTGATACTTTTTGGTCATCAGTACATCGAGTGCTTTTATTTCTTCAATCCAAACACCAACCATACCTTCTAGTTGATCCGTCTTAATGTTCGACTGATTCCAACGGTTAGGATAGTAAAAGTGACAGGCTTTATTCAGTCCAGAAAGAATAACACCTTGTACTAATTTCTCAGACTTGGGTTGGTAGTTGTAGAACCCAGTCAGGATACCATACAGTTTCTGTTGATTACGCTCACTTGCTTCAGTAGAATCGAAACAGTTGTAGCAGTCCTTGATGTCATCAAGGGTTTCGTAGTCGTAAGTAATAGCAATAAGTTTTTCAGGAATGTAATCCGATTTTCCAGTCTCCCATGTCATAGCACGGGTGTTACTATCGACTCGGAAAACCATACCCTTAGGATAAAACTTTCCCTTGATGTTAGAGTCTTTGGTAAGACGTGCCAGGTGTACAACACCATGCTCAGGGCGAAGCTTCTTTAAGTGCTTAGCACTCTTCAAGCGTTCTTCGGTGTTACGTTGGCAGGGGACTTCAGGAATCCTAATAAATTCTTCGTATGGAAAATCTTCATCAACAGTCACATTTGCTGTGATGTTCTTTATGTTAAACATTTTTTATCAAATAATCTGTGACCAAGTTACCAGGCATCTACCTTGGCATCACATGAGTGAGGAGTTCACAGGTTTACAGAATAATTATAGCACAAAAAAAGAGGGGCGTCAACCCCTCCTGTTATACGTTGGTTCAACTTTTAAAAGTTGATCAAAGTATTCTCGCAAGTGTATTTTATAGCAAGACCAGTATGTTACTCCCCTATATTTTAGTTGGTAACATGACGGCGGTCTGTTATCATTATCCATATCATCATAGTGATATCGATAATCCATATCACTTGTTATAAGTGTGACCACGGTAGCAGAAAGTTCCATGAACTTCTTCGCCGCCCTGCTGACACTCATACTTGACACCACGATAGGTAGTCATAGCAATTTGAGCATCATGAAGTGCTGCTTGCTTCTGGATCTGCTTTTTAATGAGAGTTAGTGTGTTCATTGTAGGTACTCCTAAAGAAATGAGTTAATTAAAACCCGTTCCTTCAGTCGTGTGCGTCCTGTGCTTCAAAACATTGAGGGTCTGTATGTTCCATCCAATGGATAAGAATATCAGCCTTCTCAAAGGGAGTGAAAAGAGTTGTCTCTTGTAGTCCCTGCTTCAACCATTCATAGTCATCACAGCGAAGATAATTCTCCACTGGAACATGACTAAAAAAGATGAGTGCTAATGAAAGCATAGGATGAACGCTCCGTTCCGCGACTTACTTGCGTCCCACCCGAGAGCGGGATGAACGTATGGTAATTATACCATACTATCTATACGATGACAACTGTATCGGTTGATACAGTTTAAATTCTCTTAACATGAGTGACCCTAGGGTCTTGGCAATTCAGTTCCTTGATGATGTAGTCACATGCTAGGCGAGGTCTGGCATTACCTCCACAAGTGTACACATCAACAGCACAAGAACCATCTTCTGGCCAAGTGTGAATGCTGATGTGACTCTCAGACAACAGAGCTACCGCTGTGATACCTTGTGGTTCAAACTTGTGTGTAATTAAATTAAGCAGGGTCATTTTACCTTCGATGACTGCCTGCTCAAACATTTCTACTAAAAATTTTTCGTTGTTTAACTTCTCTACGTCACACCCGTAAAGGTTTAATAAAAAGTGATCTCCCATTTACGACAACCAAAACTTATCATTCTTTCTTGGATTACATGTCATGATTTTTACATCATATTTTTTACTCAGTAAAAATTTACCATGAACTAGAGCATCTTGGACACTACCATACATAAAAACTTCTGAATATTTCTTTGTAGAAATAGGAACTCCATTGGAATTAATTCTTTTCAGAACTTTCTGATCACGGGGAGGAACACCCTTTTCCATCTTCCAATAAAGAATACAATATCTTCTTTGTAAGCTAGGTCTTATACTAAGAACTTCTCTCTGTTCTTGTGGCGTCATTTCCATATTACTTCTTAGGTGGGTTCCAAAGTTTAGGATTACTTCTACCCTCGGTTTGAGTAAAAGTAATTAGGTTCTCTCTATATTTATCCCAATACTCATCAAAAATATCCACTCGTTTGCCAGCCATTACGATATCCCAATGAGTGGTTTCACCTTCAATATACTCCACTAAAAAAGCAGTACAGGGAAGTGATCTGTCTTGAGCCAGACTAGGATCACAATCCCTGTGAATCATTCTTACACCCTTCCCCATCAGGAACGACCTCCCCACTTAATTTGTGGGAATGCTTCTTCAACACAGGCTCTGGTTAGTTTATACTTCTTACCAAGTTCTTTATCCTTTGCTAGACACAAAACTTCTGCTTCACTCTTATGAAGTCCCTCTAGCATTTGGATAAACAAGGACTCTCTCTTAGATTGCTTGAGAGAATTTGATCCACCTTTAAAGAACAGATAGAGTTTACGATACTCGTGCTCAAGTACCGTGTGTTCTGTTCCAGCAGGAGCATCATTTGCTTCGTAAGGAACACTACCAGGAGGCAGCATGGATACTACACTCTCATCATAGTTAACGATTAGAATAGACCTAAGAGCAGGTGTGTTAAACTCATGTAATAGTTTAATCTTCTGTGCTTTGGTCTTGGCATTACTCACTTTTTGGAGCACTTCAGAAATAAGTAGTTTCATTTTAAAAAATTTTATATACAGAGAGAGGTCTAAACCTATTTAGTTACTCATCATAATAGTCATCTTCATCAACAAAGCGAACCGAATACAACTCTTCGTTAATAACCATGCCATCATCGTCATACATCTCAGGATGTAGGACATCATCTTTTGCTAGCATGTTATAGAGAAAATCATTTGCTGTCCATCCTATTGTAACACCTACTACAAAGAAAAGTCCAGTAAGCATCGTAGAAAAAAACAAAATTACTGGTGTTGACATGGCGATCCTCCTTTAGTTGCCTCTGTCCTCCCATGTAAATTCAAATTTAAGATTGAATTTTTTCTTTAGGAGGGTAAATGTGTGTCTTAACTTTAATCCAGATGGTTCTGGTGGGTCTTCTTTTATTTCCCTCCTGAGCATTAGCTCCACACCTTTATTTATCTTCAATTCCTCACTCATTTAGATCCTCTGGTGATCAACTTATTATCTACGAAATATTTCACGGCGTCAACCAATCCACCAATCTGTTCACCATCAATAACAATCTGTGGATAAGATTGGCGT